AATCCACTCAATCGTATCCATCACAGTAGAATCTACAACCTGGGAGCGACCTTCCACCTCGTTGCCAAATGGTTGCCCGAGATAATATTCGAGCGCCTTTCTACGCTGGGCTGAGATTTCATCCCCGTAGCCGAGGGCGGATGTGACCTCAGTGTCGATCCGTGCTAGTAGTTCTTCGTCTGTTGGTTTTTTTGCCATTCAAATTTCCATAAAAAAACCACCCCGAAGGGTGGTTATCTGAGAAACGGCCTTAAAGGTGGCTGCTTACCTAGTAGAGGTCCGTTTAGTGTCTGGTCTTGCTGGAATTTTTTGGTAGCGGCGCGTGCCTGAAGCCGCCGATCTTGAAGGCGTTTAAAGGCATCGGGTCCGAGGTATCGTCTAAGCGCGTTTTCGATAGCGTGCTCCGAAAGATCGGGTCCATAATATCTTCCTCGGTTATCGAGTCCGTAGTCGTTTTGGTCTTTGACTTCGGGGACATTCTTCGCAAGCTCATCTAATACTCCTATGAAATCTTTATTACTAACACCGTAGAAGTTTAACACATCTAGCTGATTATCCGAGATTTGGGAGAACCCCACATCACCAGGTTTCACGCCTATCTTTCCCAGCGCCTCTACCAGCTTTGCACCATAGGTATTTAACTGGTCCTCGGTCAGGTCAACACTAAAATTGACCCGCATCCCAACATCCATACCCTTTTTATACTTCACCAGCTTATACATTGGGACTGCCGCCTGGTCGTACACATACTTGGTTGCAAGCGCAGCGATACGGGCATTTTGTGACCGCTGCACCCAAGTACCACGGACCTTGGTCTCGCCAGTTCCGACCGTACCCATTAGGCTCGGCTGCAACTGCTTGTTATAAAAACCGTAGCCTTGGTTTTGCCGATAAATCGGAATACCAATATCCTTGTACAACAAATTCTCACCGGTTTCCGAATCGGTAAAAATATTCGCCATGTAGTTCGTGTAATTCACACGAGTTTCAAACGGCTGCGACTCTAACCAGGCGCCGGCCTCACTCGATGGACTCGGCGTAAACTCATACGGAATGCTTGCCATGTGCGACTCCATCGTCGCACCAAACACACCAGGGATTTTTCCATCTCCCCGTATTTTCGCGCCCCAACCAAGGGCTTGCATCTGCTGTGGTGTAGTACCGATTTCGCCGCCAGCAGCTGTGATAGCGTCGGACATGTCCGCTATCTGGTTTTCGGTGTAGTCGTACTGCGGTGCAGTGCCGCCGGTCTTTCCAGGCCAGCCAGCAAACTGGTACATGTGACGATCAATAGTCGAACGACGAGCTAACTCTGGGTCTGTCGTTAACGGATGATCAGCTGCTCGCCAACCACGCTCGATGTCGTTATTAAATGTTTCGACTTTACGTTCGACACCCAACAGTGAACGATCAAAAGGTCCACTAAGGTTGTCAATGGGTGGCATCCTCTCTTGCAGTTGGTTCGGGAATCGACCACCACCAACCGTGGTGGGGTGATTGTATCGAGGCTCGCGACCTTCCAGCTGCGCCCTGGCAAACTCTTGCAGCGACCTAACTGCCAGCTTTGCATTCGCGGTCGCCTGGTTATCACTCGACTCAAACGCCAGGTGACGTGTAAATATCTCACGCATCTCTGGATTAGGAACATTCTTCTGAATCCATTGACCAGCAGCTGAATAAAATTCAGCATCTTCTGGTTCAGCACGTTCCTGTATGTCCTGAAGCATCTTGTTACGCGCTTTCTTTAGGTCCGCCTTTGTGCGCATGTCATACGGTGTGCCGACATACTTCTGGCCGCGCCTATTTGGCTCAAACCCAACTGGAGCACGCTTCGCCTTTTTCAGAACATCGGGAGGCCAAAGACCTTTTCCACCACGACCCAGCGTCGCTAACGAGACCGCAAGTGCGCCCTGCTTCGGCGTCATCGTCCCAGGCTGGCCCGCAATACTCTCGTACATCATGTTCTGATGGTCCGCTAGTTTCTCACCGGCTTGATCAGTGGCGTCCTGGAGAAACGGACCTAACGGGTTTAGCGCATTAACAACCGCTGCGCCTTGGGTCATTGCCGGTGCGCTTGGCGTTGCTAGTAGACCGGACCTGGCCTGATTCAGGTAACGTCGTGGATAACCTGAAATGTAATCCCAAATTCCAGCCATTACACAATTCCCAGTTTCGGGTACTTGAGCTCCCCCTTCCACGGGGAATCGCCTTCGGGTACTGCGTAACGGATCGACTGCACTGCATAGCGACATGCGCTGAGTAGATCGTCCCTTATAGGCTGAACCTTGCCTTCTTTTCGATGATACATTCTCAGCTCTTCAAAAAAATCCGTTTGGGTTGAAAAAACTTTAAAGCGGTCTGACTGCATTCGTTGCAGCATCTCCATCAGCCCGACCTCGATGCTGTTACCCCCCTTCTTCTCACCCGTCGCCGGTGGATTCGTGAAGTGCTCTGGTAAAAGATTGACGCCATGCACTCGGTACTGCTCCGCGAGTCCAGGGTTACCCATTGAGTCGCGCCGATTGCCGTCATGCGGCCACGCGCATGGCACCCACGTCGGGCGCGTATTGATCGCGAGGGCGTGAACCTCGGGCGTCTTCTGCGACGCCCTGTAGGTGTCGTAGACGTAGATCACGTCGTCGTCCTTGTCCCAGGCTATAGCGCAATATGCTGTTGGATGCTGCCAACCGAAGTCCAGGCCGGCTATGCGGAAATAGCTCTCCGGTATAACAAACGGCTCACAGATCAGTTTTTCTTCGGGAACGGGGAAGACTAGACCCGAGCCTAGACTCGGGCGCCCGTACTTTCGCATCTCCCGTTCCATCGGTGGGTACGCCTCGAGGATTTGCGACATCGCCGCCTCGGTCAGATGACCCGGCGACTTCGTATTGATCGTCTCGATCTTCTCGCTGGCGTCGTCCCAGCTGCCGTGACAGAGTGCCTGACCTGGCCGCAGATTCGTGAAGAACTGCGCTGTGGTTTCTGACATACCGGATTCTGGCGTATATGTCATGTAGACCATGCCCTTTCGGTCTAGGGTTCTCGTCACCGCTTGGGTGTAGATTGTCCTTGGGGGTTCTTCGTCCAGCCATATCAGATCGACTGAGCGCCCCATCCAAATCTCGTTACCAGTGAGATACGCCTTAAAGTAGATATAACTACTGCCGCCAGATACGTGACGGATGATCGCCATCGCGACCGCATTTGGTACTCCTGGTTTTCGCTGGGTTTCAACAATGCAGCCCTTGGGAATCATCCCCGTACCGAGCGCGTTTGAGTCTCCAGGTGTGCCGAGCAGCTCCGCCTGGACGATGTCTCTTACAGTCTCTGTCGATATGCCGCCGCACCAGACCGTGACGGGTCCGTCAAAACGACGCCCTGAATACCAATCTGGGTAGAGGCCGGTTGCTGCTGCGGCTGCAATATATGCGCCCGTTCTGGTCTTGCCTACCCTGTTGCCTGCGCAGAGCACTGCCTGTGACGCCTCGGCAGTCGCGTCGATAAAGTTTTTTTGAAACGGGTACGGATCGTAAAGCTCGATCTGGTTGAACTTCTCGTGTTCCTGAATCGACTTGATCAGTTCGATTTCACGAGCGATGTCGTCTGGCGACATCCGCTCAACTGCGAGCGCCATCCTAATTCACAAATTCGCTTTTGTTTTCTTTGTCGAAATTGATCTCTGCTTTTGCTACTTCGCCGGCGCGTAATTCTTCCAGCTCGCGGCGCATCTCGTCCGCTGATTTTTCCACGTTGACGGTTTCGACCTTCTCTGTCGGCTTGAGACCGGCGCGGTCGAGAATATCCCTGGTCGCTGAAAACCTCACCTGTTCCGACTCGCTTTGCAAAGCAAGGCTTTTGAGCTGTCGCAAGGCTTCAGGGACCAGAGACTTTATCTCCGCCCGAGTGCGTTTATCTATTTCGGCTTGATAACGGTTTTTGAGTTCATAGCCGCGTCGTCCGGCACCGTTTTCAGAGTAGCCGGCAGCGATTGCAGACTTAGTTGCATTGCCTGACGCAACGTAGCAGTCGATGAATTTTTCTTGCTGTGGACTTAGGACGAGATTGTATTTCATAGTTTCCTTATAAACGAAATTTCCCCCCCGTAATTTGTGGAGACTATATTCATGCATGTTTCAAAAAAATAAAAGGGGGTGGGGGGGCCGCCCATAAACCGGCCATTTTTCTGCCCAAAGTGGGAAACCGGGGCTGATCACGGCCTGATCGATGCTGGCCCAAATTAGTCACCGAATCTCCGCTTTCTGTGGGCTGTGGCCCAAGCACCAACCGGCGCCAAGGCACAACTTTACATAATAGGGATTATGCGAAGAAAAAACCTGTTGGGGATCAATGACTTAACATTTCACCACTGTCGTCCCACGATCTGTGATCGGGACCAATCGGCCTCGATCTCCAATTGTGGGAAACCAGGACGATCTGACGGGGATTAGAACTTCACCAAAGTGGGATATTCGGACAAGCCTCGGACCCACGGCTGCGTGTGTGTGGGTGCTTATTACATTGTTTTTCAGCATAAGCTCTGCTGATGGTAACGTTATACAGGCAACATTCTAGGGCTGTCAAATATTCTCAGCTCGTTCATTCCAGCGATTTACAGCGTAACGAATTTCATAATCGTAAGCATCAATAGTGGTCTGCGCTTGCTTAAATTTGTCCTCATGGTAGCGCTTCCACCAGGCAACGCCAGTGATGAATGCCTTTTGCCCATCACTCAACGGATGATCAGCCTTTGCAACACGCAGCGCCAGCTCGGCGATCTGAATGTCAATGTCTCGAACGACACCGACCTCGATGTCTTCCTTCGACCGGACCGTATATGCGATCTGGCGCACCAGCTGCCCCCACAACTCACGTTGCAGCCCATAAATATATCGAGCGTACAGTGACACTGCGTGATCAACCTCGGACAGTACATCAGCGACTTCTTGGAATGTGATCTCGGGCTTGCCACCACTACCGCGATGCAATGTCGCACCCTTGGCGCTGAGCAACTTGAAATGTTCAAGACTTAACATCGAGCTCTCTTCTCACCAGGGCGCACCAGGTGGGTAACTTGAGGATCACCTGGTCGTGACCCAGGTCATCACGCAGCTCATGCACAGAACACATCGCTTGCCACTCACTGCGATCAAGGCGCCAGATCAGCACGGGCTTAGTGCCAGCCTTAACCGATTGCGTCACAGCTTGCTGCCACCATTCCTTGAGTCGGGGCGCCCTGGCTCGCTTACACTCGACGGACCAGCCAGGTATGCCTACCAGGTCAGCATGTCCCGCTTCGGCACTCTGCGCCATCCAGTTGCGCCTCACGTCGAGTTTCAGCTCATCCTTGAGAATGTGAGCCAGTTCGAGCTCGCCGCCCTTCCCCTTTGTTCGACTATTTGTCATTCTTAAATAACTTCCGATAGATATCAGCGTTGGGCGAGTACGATTCAGGATCAGGTTTTGAAGCCACACCTGAATCGACCCACATCTGAAAAGGCCAGCACGCCAGACGCTCGGACATGCAGCGTCCTCGATAGTGGCAATTTTGGTCACATGGCGCTGAGAGCTCCTGTACTGCCCCGTACAGCTTTTCCTCTGCGGAGTAGCACCTACCACAGCTAGTAACCCTTCCGGCCCGTAGAGCGCGTCCTGAGACCACACAGAGCTTTCCACAGCTACACTGGCAATGCCATAACGCCCCTTCGTGGGAGCTGCCGGCCATCTGCCACACCGTCAGCTCTCCGTACACATTGTCTTCCTCCCAAATCAGTCCGCGTGGCATGGTTGTTCACGGTCTAGTGCATGTTCGGTCTCGTGGAGGCGGAATGGTGGCAGTGCATGGTCTCTCTCTCTAAGAGAGACCATACTGCCAACACCGCCACGGGTATCCATACTGAAGTCCTTAAACATGGTCTCTGCACGGTCTCTGCATGGTCTCAACGTCCACGAAGTCCGTTACTCCTGATCTCCTTGCACCACTCCTGAACAAGCTCTCCACGACTAATCCACTCGCGCAGATACTTGATTGCCACCGGCCTGGAGCATTTGAACTGATGCATGATCCAGGCACCTATCCAACGATCCGATTGCGGTGCCTTCGAGAACGGCACACCACGATCCCAGCGCACGGTCGCCTCGAGCACCGTCTCGTGCATCGCTGACGCTGGCAGCGTGTTCGCCTCCTCGATCTGTTCGGCGAGCTGCTCGCTACAATCGATCAGGAGACCGCTGACGCGGTCTCTGACGTATGTAGCGACATCACTCATACCGAAGTCGTTACTCTTCACCACAGCGCCGTGGATTAGGTCCAGCGGCCCTAACGGGGTGCCGAGCACCTGTTCGGTCATAATTCGGTCGTCTGCCATTGCCGGCCACAGCGCATAACTGAGCCTGGAACCATCAACCAGGGCGCTACTCCCCCGTATCGCCGCCCTGGCACTGGCGATGCCATCGATCTCTCCGCCCTTGCGCATATGGTGCGACGTGAGGTGAGCTGACTTGGTCTCTGCGCACAGCTGCGACACTGAAGACCAGTAGCACTGCCCCGCTGCTGGGTCATTAGCGTCAACCGCTGCCACCGCTTGCCAGGGGTCCATAAAGCTGCACAGAATCCCCATCTTGATCACGTTGTTGCAGAAGTCGTCCCAGGCAGCAGTCATCAAGTAATGTCCGCCGACGCACTCGAGCAACGGCCTCGTGCCGCCGGCGTCCGGTAACGGAACAATGAAGAGATTACCGATCAGCTTCTTGTGCTGATCGGGTGACATGATCAGATTCAGACGACGGTGGATCGCATTCTTCGAGTCCTCCGCTGTGACCATCAAGACCTTGCCTTGTTGGGCAACCTTCCCACCCATCGCCCACTGCCCAAAGGCGCCGGGGCCAGCTGCTATACGGATCGCCGCGTCGAGCATCAGGAAGCTCTTGCCCACTCCACCCATACTCGCTATCAGACCTGGGGTCACCGGCAGTACACCCTCGATGATCCAATCAATCGGTGGCGCCCAACCCTCGTAACGCTCAATGCCCCACCGTGAGTAGTCATGCACCAACGGTGCCGGCAGCACCTCCCGTTTAAGTTTAGAGTTGTAATAGTTATCCAGCTCGGCCACCCTTCGGTCCAGGTCAGGCATCAATTAAACCCCGCACATTCCTTCATAATTGGTGGTGCCCAACTTTCACACTCCCATGTGCGAGTAAATCGCCAGACCTATTTTTGCTGACCTCAACAACTTGAAAATATGTGTGCAAGAATTCGGCTAATTCAGTTTCACTAAATGCGTGCTGGAATCCACGATGCGGAACGATGTACCCATCTTCATGGGGTCTCCAAGAGTCCTTCACGACGAGATTGCGACTGCCCCGAACTGCAATAAACACATCACCAGACCTATGGACTGTTTCGTATATATCTCTCATTGCCTCTTGCCTGATACTTGGGGGTAAGACATTTAGGACATAGCCAGAGAAAACAGTGTTGAAATCTCCATTTCCGACAAACTCTCGGGAACAATGACCGTGGTATGGGTCGTAGTGAAAAACAGATGCAGAATTAAAATCCAATGCAGTCCGATCTGGATTGTCTGGTCGGCCAGCCCCATGATGAAAAACATTTTTCGCTCGAAAGGTGTCTGAGTCGATCAAATCCAGCACTGGCCGACTTGGTTTTATTCTTTTCTTTGCGGTTGTGGCTGATAGTTGGGCAAGTTTTTTGTCAAGTGTTTTCATAACCCGCAAAGACCCTCACATTCATGTTCAAACATATCGAACTGATCCCGACCTGGATCAAAATCAATTTCGACAAGGGGCTGCATTGATGGATGCAGATATAATTTCTCAGTCGTACCTCTGACACCGTGACGCACGATCTCATCCATCGTGACTGCTCGAGTCCATGAATCAGGGTCATCGTCTTTCATGTTCTGCCAGGTCGCGTTATCGTGATAAGGGCAAAAATAACAGGCCGATTTACTTGGCTCACGGTAACCGTGATCTTTCATCCAGCGAATGCAGTCGTAGCGATACATTTGCAACTCCACCAAAGGCCAGCGATTCATAATCCATTTGGTCCGATTGGGCTTGATGCGGCTAAGTTCGTCGTGCGAAATGCCAATCCACTGCATTACCGATATTTCCTTTGGGCCACGTTGCCCTTTCTTTAGCCCAATCAACTGCCGCACCTTTCTCTCGATGGGGGTAATCTTGAATTCTCGAGTGCATTGCCGGCGCAATAAGCCTTTCCCGCTGACCGACTCGGTATGGAATGGAACGGGGGAAAACGTACCTTCTTTCAAGGCTGAGAGTGCGCGTTTTTCCAGACCCTCTTTCTCCATTACTCGATGCACTGGGAACGGCACAAGCGACTCAACGTAATCGAGGAAGTCGTAAACGTGCTTTGGTTCTGCGCCGGTATCAGCAAAGATCGCGCAATCAGGCATCGGGGTTAGTTCTCCCTCTGCTGCCATGAGTGCCATAGTCGATGACTGCACACCGGCACCAAGGGAGATGACGTTAAGCATCAATCAGTCTCCTCAAGTCTTCGCTCGCGCCCTCAAAGATCACCCGCTCGTCGTCGCTTAGTGCGAGCTCTCCTTCGTTGAGCAGCTTCGCCGCTACCACATGCACCAGGATCGCCGCGTGCCTCGCGTTCTCAACGATGGCGCGGTAGTTGACTCGCTTTCGGCTGCTACCACGCACCGAGTTGATGTACTCATCCGGGGGGAACAGATCACTCATCGTGAGCCCAACCGCTTCGACTACGTCGGCTGCTCCGCAGCCGGCGAAGCAGTAGATGAGGAGCTGCCCGTGGTCGGTCTCGGTTACGGACAAGGACGGGCCTCGATCGTCATGCGCTGGGCATCGCGCCTTGAACTTGCCGTCCCGCCCTTGCACCTTATCCAGGCGTGATAGCAAGGTATCAAGTTGAAGATTCATCGTCTCTTAAGGTCATCTAATTCAAAAAAATCCCACCCCCGAAGGGGTGGGTAAGCTAGAGGAGGAGATGCCCACGATTTACGCCTCGTGGGAGGCGGATTGTTCAAATACGTCAGGTCGAGCCAGGCGCAGAAACAGCAGCCGCGCCTTGGGGATACCTTTGCGGCGCCACTCACTAACCGAGGCTGATCTGATCTCACACAGGCGAGCTGTTGAGGTCGTGCCGCCGAGTCGGTCGATGATTTCTGATGCTGTTGGGTGTTTGGTTTTCATCTGGCGAGTGTAGGACAGCCTTGGTTTTTCCGCAAGTCCGCTTTGGGGGTGTGCAATCTGGCTTAGGCTATGGTAGGCTTGCCTTACTTAGACCAACCAGGACAACAACCATGGACACTTTTCGAAATAACTTGGGCGAATCCCTACCGGGATTCATGCTCAGGATCACAGGAATCAAAGAGGCGAAACGCGGCTGGGCCGGACGTTATATTGATGGTCACTCCGTCAGTCCAAATAATGCTTGCCGGAAACTGGGTCGTACCTCGCCATTGCATCTCAAAACTGGCTGGGGCGGAAATTCGACGGCGCAGTGCAAAGAAAACTTACTGAGTCGGCCCGACACTCTTACGCGCTCCGGGTGCGATGTGCCAATCGTTTT